TCTTGTGATCCAACGGAACTAACACCCTTACCGGAGCGGTAGGAAGTGGTAGTTTCTAAATGCCTGTGCTCGATGCCGGACAGTAAATCGCCCTCAGTCAGTTCGCCAGAGGCCTTATTTAGAGCAGAATAATACCCCGGGGACCTACTATTTATGGACAGCTTCATGGGCTTTATGTCGACACAGTCTCGACCAATGCCAGGTCGTCCGGGGTATTATTCTGCTCTGAATAAGGCCTCTGGCGAACTGACTGAGGGCGATTTACTGTCCGGCATCGAGCACAGGCATTTAGAAACTACCACTTCCTACCGCTCCGGTAAGGGTGTTAGTTCCGTTGGATCACAAGAGGAGGAAGATGAGGACGCTTTGCTGTCTGGCGGCGTTTCCGGCTCCCTTCATGGGCGCTTGAAGCAAAGCCAAAGGCATGAGTCTCCATCATCCTTTGATACCGGCCATCCCTTTTCTAGTGTTAAATATTCGCTAGAATTGGGTGATAGGCACACAACAGAGACCTTTTCAGGTCCCTGGTGGGCGCCCCAAGGCTGGTATACTTCTTCCCCGTTCTCTATACGGAGAACTCGTGAAGAATCTTGGCAGGCTATCGCTTGGCCCGAACCTCCCACTGGTTCTTTAGAGTGGTATGGTTCGACTGCCATTGCGAGATGCAAGCCTGACAATCCAACGCTCGGACTCCTTACGACTCTCGGTGAATTGAGGCGGGATGGTCTTCCAGACCTTCCCGGACTCCACGGCAGTCATGTTAGGCGTACAACGGACCAGAATTTAGGTTCCGAGTACCTTAATTATGAATTTGCCTGGAAGCCTCTCATCGCCGACATCGTTAAGGGCCTTGACGTCTTGAACAATAGTCGTAAGATTATTGCTCAGGCTACAAGGAACTCCGGTGCCCGCGTAAGGCGGCAGTATCGGTTTCCCGAGGAGAAAGGGCTTGCCGTTGAACTCGACAACCACATCGGTGAAGTTTGGTCACATTCACAAGATGAATTGCCTTGGACATCGACAACCGACCCTTCAACTGCCTACGGAGATTACCAAGAGTTTCATGATTTTCACATGAAGACTTGGTTTTCCGGAGAGTTTACGTACTTTATTCCTCAATCGACCGATTTCATGGGTCGATTGGAACGGTACTCTCGACTAGCTGACAAGCTTGTCGGGACTCGTGATATCGAGGAAACTCTCTGGAATCTCCAGCCATGGAGCTGGCTCGTCGACTGGAAGGTGAATGTTGGAGACCTTGTCTCTAACCTTTCGTCTTTTCAGAACGACGGGCTTCTGCTTAGGTATGGTTACGTGATGCAGCAGTATTCTGCTAGCTTCACACGATACCTAACCGGTCCCGTCCGAAGGGACGGTGGCGGGAACTCTTACGTTAATAGACGATCTGTATTGTCTAAGAGACGTGAGAGAGCAGATCCATTTGGATTTTCCACAAAGCCGTCGGACTTTACTGACCGACAGTGGAATATCCTTGGGGCTCTCGGACTCTCCAAGGGCCCTAAGAGCCTTTTCTAAAGGCTCTGCACCAGGCAATGACCGTCGGTCATTGTCCCCACCTAGTAGGAACAATGCCTCATGTCATTCACCGATCCCCAGTCAGTTACAGTCGCTGGTGTGGCTAATTCGCTCCCGCGAATCGCTGTTGACGGCCCCTCATCCAGATATTCAACTCAGGATGGTGGGTTTGTCCTCAGCGTTTCGCATTCTTATGGGAAGCGAAACCGCCGCACCATTCGACTGACGCGGAATGTTATCTCTGCCGACCCGCTATTCCCATCTCAGAATGTCCCCCACAGTTTGTCTGTATATATTGTGGCGGATGTTCCTAAGGTCGGGTTCACGGCTCAGCAGCAGATTGACGTCGTTGCAGGCTTTCTTGCCTACATGACGGCAAATTCCTCGGTCGCCGTCACCAAGCTTGTTGGCGGCGAGAACTGACAACCTTCCCCTAGTGGGTCGGAGGAAGGCATTTGGCTAGGGATCTACGCACTGCCCATTAAGGACGGCCGTAGTGAAAAGCCTGATGTTGTTCTTGCAGGTAGTCCTCCAAGACTTGGGGGACTGGTGCCGCACGAGTACCACGCTCGATTTCAAAACAATCGAGCGTCGTGTTGAACACGAGGGGTTATCGTTTCTCACGATAACCCTGACGAATTTTGGTAAGGACTTCGAAAAAAGTCTCGACCAAGGTTTCGTCGGTCACGACCAGTTCGTTGGTTTCCAACGCTCTGGCAGTCTCCCCCGACTACTCGGAGGTTTCTTTGACCAGGTGTTCGACCGGAGTTCGGGTCGGTTACTCGACATACCCGATCTTGAATGTATTCGTGCCTTACGTCAAGCTTGCTTGATGTTCGGCAAGATCCTCCTCCCTTGTTCAGAGACGAGGATCCATGAAGCATTCAGATCTTATGTCGAGTGTGAGAAGGAGATGCGAGAGTGGGACGCAGGATCCGAAGATCGTGATTGGTCTTCTTTTGATCGTGTGTCTACTCTGCTTTGGGGCAGTGTATTCTCTTCCGTCGATCGAGAGATCTACGAAGGAAACATCATCCCAAAGCACGGCCCCGGGGCCACAGCCGACCGCCTCACTTCCAATAGGAAGTGGGAACAGTCGGAATGGACCCAGCGATTGGAAGAAATCTTTCCTTGCGGAGAGTTTCTATTGCCCAATTGGAGGTATAACCAAAACCTCGAGCCGGTGCAACTCCTCGAACCTGGCGCTGAAAGACCCGTCCGGGTCGTATCAGTGCCTAAGACGCTTAAGACCCCAAGGATTATCGCCATTGAACCAGTCTGCATGCAATACGTGCAGCAAGGAATCCTGGCGGCAATCTGGAAAGCCGTTGAAAGGGATGACCTCCCCAGACGGCTGGTCGGATGGCGAAGCGCTGTGCCTAATCAGCACCTTGCTGCCATCAGCTCTAGGAATGGAGCCCTTGCCACCCTTGATCTCAAGGAGGCAAGCGACAGGATCTCAAATCAGCTCGTACGACGCTTGTTTCGCAACTTTCCCTCCCTTGCGAGAGGGGCAGAAGCGTGCAGGAGTCGGAAGGCTGATGTGCCTGGTTTTGGCCGAATCCGGCTAGCCAAGTACGCGTCTATGGGTTCAGCGCTAACCTTTCCGATTGAATCACTGTTATTTTGCTCAGTGATCTTTGTCGGAATAGAGAAGGCGCTTAACCGCCCGATTACGCGTAAGGACATTAATGTCCTTTCGCGCTCGGTGCGCGTCTACGGGGATGACATAATTGTCCCTGTAGATTATGTGCAGGCGGTGATCAGTGAACTCGAAAATTTCGGTTTTCGAGTCAATACTGCCAAATCTTTCTGGACTGGGAAGTTCAGAGAGAGTTGTGGAAAGGAATACTACGATGGCGAGGACGTTAGTATTGTCCGAGTCCGTCGTTTGTTCCCTTCTCACCGCACGGACCATGAGGAGTTGATAAGTACAGTTTCTCTTCGAAACCAAATGTTTAAAGTTGGTCTCTGGAGAACCGCTGCTTATCTAGACTCACTGCTGGAGAGTTTAATACCCTTTCCAGTGGTGAGTGAGTCATCTCCTGTGTTGGGACGCCACTCATCTCTCCCTTATAAAGCAGAGAGAATGAGCGTCGACTATCAAGCCCCCTTGGTCAGGGGCTTAGTAGTGAAGGCGGACCCTCCGGCTTCTGAGCTGGATGGTCTTGGCGCCCTACTCAAGGTGCTCGTCACCAATTTCGGCGATAGAGATTCCTTGTTGGATCTCGACTCGTTGAAGGAGGTCATTGAGAACTATATGCCTGTTCTCAGTGAAGATCACCTTCATGCATCCGGACGTTCTCGTTCCGTCAGCACCAAGACGAGATGGGCGTCTCCCTTCTAGGGAGACGTGCTCTTAAATGAGCATTGGGGGCCTAGGCTCCTCTGGAGTCTAGTCTCCGGGGGATGCACTGGCAG